TTATTTAGTTGTGATGAGCCCGTCAGGCTCTACGTTGAATGCTTCTTTATCAGCCATGCGACCGTCAGGAAGTAGCAAGTACCAGCCGTTGTTGTATTTAACAAAGCAATCTGACTTCATGTCGCCGTTTTGACCATCAAGGTAATACCACTTGTCGTAGTATTTTACCCAGCCAGTCTGCATTGATCCGTCACGGTTGAAGTAATACCATGAACCACCGATTTTCTTCCAGCTTGTAGCCATGTATCCGTCCTTATCGAACCAATACCAATGGCCATCTGTGTATTTCACCCAGTCTTCAGCAACCATATATCCTTCAGCATTGAAGTAGAACCATGATTTATTTTCTTCAATGTACTCAAATTCACTCTTAGGATATGAGCCGTTAGCTCGAGCGTACCAATCGCCTTTATCGTCCGACTGCCAGCCTTTTTTCACTTCTTCGGGTTGAGCGTCTGGATTGGTCAAGCGGTAGATATAGAAATAAGGTTGTCCAGCGTAATACCAGCGCTCGTCATGATTGTTGATTGAGATACCATTATAGGCATAATTGCAATGAATAATGTTATCAGAATCAATGAACATACCAGTATGCCCGAACGCTCCAGCACTTGCTCCACGCTTGCCCCAAATGAAGACATCTCCACGCTGAGCGGTGCATTCGGTGTTTTCAGCGATAAGCTCATAACCGTTTTTAATGAGCCAGTCATGTTCATACTCAGTATTGACTGCCCAGCCAGCTGATGAAGCGCCAGCACTTCTTAACGCATAATAGACTGAGCTTGAGCAATCGTAAGAATCCGGACCGTCTCTATATTCCATGCTGTAATATACTTGTCCTTGTCTTGCACGCATCCATGCAATAGCCGTTTCAATGTTAATTGCCATTTTTATTGTCCTTTCCAAGCATCATTCATTTGCTTAACCGCTGACTCAACGAACGTATCGAGGTCACTGTCAGTCATGTGGATGTTGTACTTATTAAGCTCAGCACGAATCTTAATACGTGCCTGTTCCAGTTTCTCCTCTCCCTTGTAGCCAGTTTCAGCAGATACCTGCTCTACTGCATTAACTGCATTCTTAGCCAAGATTTCAACAATCTTGATTGTTTTCTCTCCGCCTTTTTGAACCAAGTATTCTTTAATAGCCTTAACTGCGATACCTACTAAAATAACAAGGATGCTGATAGCACCATTAATTAAAATTTCATTGATCTGTTGCATCGTCTTTCTCCTTTACTTCGATTTCTACTTTGTCTTTTTGGTCAATATTGACCAAAAACTGACCTATCTTACGAGCGTTGTCTTTCTTGATTTGATTGATATAAGGCTTCAGGAATTCAGGGAATGCGAGGCCAATCATCTCCCAATTTTCAATCACTGAAAACAGATAATTGAAAGCAAAAAACATAGTCCAGGCAATCCCAAAGCTACGAAAACCTAGTGAACGTGAATACATAGCCACAAGTAAGATAACAAGGAAGACAACGAAATGTCTAATCAATCCCATCGTGCCAATTTTACTATCAAAACGTTTGGTTTTAAACGCTTTAAGGTACCCTGTCACAATATCCAGTACCATTAGCCAAAAAAAGAAATGGATGTACGGACTGTAAGATAGATTCTTGAGGTGTTCTAATAATTCATGAAATGCTAAATCTTGCATAAACCACCTCTTATTGAACGGGTTTAGTTTCTAGCTCGCTAGATGGTTTCTCTTGTTTCGGTTCTGTCCACTTCCAAATACCCAGCTTCCCGTTTTGCTCAAGGCTTGCGAGTTGTTCGAGCGTTTGCCCTTGATAAGTAAACGGCTCATTGACTTGAACCATGACACGTTTCCCTTCTTGGAATTTCTCAACGTGGTTTGAGTTTTCTAACGCAAAAATTTCTTGTGCTTGGTAAGTCTTGCCAGTCTGACCTAAGTCAACCAATTCAAGACCACGCTTGAATAATGTCGGATCTAGTGGATGGTCAACATCGGTCACACGAACCAATACCGCCCAATCTGCGACGGCTTTCACTTCTGCGATTTTTGCGTCTTTCTGTTCAAGTTTAGCTTCGTATTCTTGCGCTTGCGTTTGCAAGTCTTCTTGTAGCTTCTTCACACCGTCTGCCGGATTTAATTCGGTAGCTACTTGACCGAGTACCGCTTGAATAAGGACTTCGTCTGTTTCATTCACACGGTCACCGAGCAACACACGGTCAAAAGCCGTGTATGGTGCTTCTTGTCGAATTGCAACGAATGTGCGATTGTTTTCTTGCAAGTATTTGTTTAAAACTTTAAAAGTCATATATTATTTTTCCTTTTCTTCTTTTTCTGCTTGTAATTGTTGAAGTTGCGTTTGCGCTTCTTCGTATAGTGCCTTGTAGTTTGCGCATTCAATCGTTTTGTTTGCGAGTTGAATTGCTAGGTCGTTGATAACTTTGTCTGCTTGGTTCATGATTTTTCCTTTCTAATATTAAACCGACACTTTGTATCGCCCCGGTGCACCGAGCCTATTGTATTCAAAGTGAGTTGCGATACCTTCAAAATTCTTGTTGATTAAATCTAAGATAGTTACTAATGAGGTCCCGCGGAAATAGATATTATCCAAATTACTGATAGTACGGTTTTCGGTGTTCACGATAATTCCACCACCTAGCGAATTCGGCATAAAGTCCATAGTCTTTCCATAAAAAGTGATAGCGGTCTGTATATTATCTCCTTGTCTCCCGTTCCAAATTTGAATACCAGCAGAAGTATGCTCGATACCCGTGCGACCGTTACGGTTGCTCATTAATTGAGTATATGCCCCTGGCACTCCGTTGAGCTCACCTTGACCAAAGATAAGAAATTGCATAGGTTTGCCAGGAAATCTATTTCTGATTCCTACGGATTCCTTGTTCATATCAATCCAACCAGTCTGTAAATCAAAATCTGTCACGCCATTTAACGATGATAACTTCCCGCCTCGGATAATGTTCGCCGTCAAACCGTCTGCGACAATGTTCTTTGCTGATACATTGATAAGCCTTGCTTGACTTGCGTCTATTTCGTCAATATGCGCCGTTCCGATTTGAGCTTTGCCAATCATGGACTTTTTAATAACGCCGTCTTTGATATAAGTTTTTTCTCCAACTGAAATCAAACCCTCATTGATTTTAACTGAACCGTCAGGATTGAGGTTAATCGCTCCTAGAACGTCGCCCGGTCCATTCAAGGCTTTGACCGACCATGAGTTAGATAGCAATGTCATTTGTGTCCGTGTCGCTTCAGCCATCTTGTAAGCATCATCGAATTGGCTTGGTTTGTATGGGCCAGTGTTTGAGCCACGGACCAACATTATCTCTTTTATTTCTACCCAGCCATTTCTTGAGACGTAACAATAGAACGGAAAACCCCCACCATTTCCAAACTCAAAATCCGAGGTCATATAAAACGTCCCTTGAAAATCTTTCCACTCGTCAGAAACAGGACTGTTTGATTTCCCGACCAAGGCCGTGAATATTGAACGATTTAGGATGTGGTTTTTAATAGTAACGTTAAAAGCAAAATCAAGCGCACCACGAATACGATATTTAAACCCTAGGGAATACGTTTCTCCTTTATAGATTTTTCGAACATAAATCGGAAGCGTAAAACCTGACCAGTTATGAGATGTTAAACCTTGCGCCTTGATAGTGAATACTCCGTCATTTACAAATATAGCATTTCCCTGTCGTGGATTAACAAGCGTATGCTTATCCATTGCCTCGGAATTAACAATCAAGTTGTTGTCATCTGTCACATACTTACCTACTTCAGTCTGAAAGATTTGATTGCTCATAACCATGCGAGAAATATTTCTCGACACGTCATTTTCAGCGCCACCCAAAATTCGCTCATATAGCTGAGCAGTCTCTTTTACGCTTTGGAAATCTGCTTGATTAACCTTGCCTTCAACTTGACTCGCCATTTGAGCCATGCGCCCGTTGATGTTGCTTGTAAATGCGCCAAACATCTGAATGTTGTTCGTTGTCGTTTGAGTGATTCTCAAGTTGATACCGTTCAAGTCCGCTTGATAATCGCTTTTAAACGTATTCATGTCGCCTGAAATACGTTCACTCAGACGTTTAGCTTCTTTCGCAAGGTCAGCATTTGCACCAGCGGTTCGCAAAGCCTGATTTGCCTTGTTCCTAGCTTCGTTAATATCTGCGAGGTATAGACTTTCAAATTGCTTATTGATTTCTTTTTCAAGCTCTGCCGTATCAAATTTTAACTTTCTAAGCTCCCACTCTGAACCGTTCCAGATATACATTTCTGTTTCTTCGCCCGCGGTCAAGTAAAGAATATCACCACGACGGATTGTTCCGATTGGTTCATCTTTTGGTTTGGTTGCGCCATAATAAACCGTGTTCTTTCCATCTGCGCTTGCAAGAGCTTTTGTAGCAACTGCCAGAGCGCTTTCTGCGTATTCTTTATTTTGCCCCACGCTGCGAATGATTGAACTTTCAGAGCTTATTTGTTTTTGAACGCTTCCAATATCGTTACAAGTGACTTTATGGTTAATCAAGCGTCCCGTAACATCATAGCTGCTCTCGTAAGACACGATACGGATTTTCTCACGGAATCCTATCGTTTCGTTGATAGCCATAATATAATCACCGGCTCGCGGTTGCGTATATTGATAGCCGGCCCGTGTTAAGTCTTCCATGTCAAGGTGAACTGATATCGAGTATGAGTTATCAACTTCAAACTTCAAACGTTCTAACAATTTTCCGGTATCTTTATACCGTTCGTCTGTCACCGGTTCGCCTTCAATACGTCCATAGATACTAGCTAGTGGACTTTCATATTCGGATGTATATCGCCCCTTACTATGGTCTTCTTCATCCTTCCATGCACCGAGCCCGCGTTTATATGTAATGAATTTGTTGATATTCTTTTCAATCACTAATTCATTCATATTGAAATTTTTTCGGACGACTGTCGATAAGTCAGAGCCGATTTTTTTAGTAATTAAAACGACTTTTCCGGAAACTAAAAACTCGAGCCCGGCTGCCTTGATGATGTCCTTAAACATTTCTAAACGCTTGGCATTTCCAAAGTTTTCTTTTCGGATAGAGTTTACTCTCACGCTTGGTTCAATCTGGTATTGATAACCGCTATTTTTGAAAATGGCCTCGATATAGACTTCAAAACGATGTGATCCGTTGAATTCGGTATAACAGTTCGAGTGCCCGAAGTCGTAAAAGAATTGGTGAACGGCGTCGAAGGAAACGGAAAGATTTTGCCCTTGGTCTTGAGGTTTCGCATAAACGATAGTATAAAATTCACCGTCAAGTTCAAACTTCCAGCCCCTATCGATTCCAGATAAAACTCTATCATTTGAAATAATAGTCCCTGAAACGGAGCGTTCACCGTTTACGGCATTTTTGACCGTGAATTCAACTTGTGCTCCGAAACCTTCTCCGTGCTCATTATAAAATGTAAGCAATGTTTACCTCCTTCCTATTTGTATAACTCTTTAAATCCGATTATCTTGATTGTGCCTTTAAAATTTGAAGACCACGGGATTTTTTTATTCGCTTTTGGTTTAATCACGAAATACTCAAAATTCGTCCGATTATTGACATTATTACCAGTAGAGCCAGTAAATAATTGAGTTTCTATCCCTTTTAGTTTTAACTTGTCGCCTGGTTGGATAGGCGTTTGGGCGTGATTATATGTAAACCGTCGTCCGTCAATCTCAAGAAAGAAATTCGTCTGTTGAGCGTTTGCTGTTAATTCAATAACAAATGGAACTTCTAACTGACTAAGTGTAGCCGTTCCCGCATAATCGAAAGTATTCGTTGTAAGTGTGATATCTTTCGGAACTGTTTCACCATACGGCAATTCCGAAGTCACAAAACCAAAAGAAACGTTATATTTCAAGCCAACGGAAGATTTTCCGATAAACTCATATTCAACCGAACCATTATTGACGACCTTATAACGATATTTCCATGCTCTATGAGGTATCGTTCCGAGGTTCAATTCGCCCGTTGTTTGTCCGGCTAACTCGAACTCGTATAAATCATCACGTTCGGGGTGCATTTTGGTAATGTAAAAACCATCATCCCCCAAGACGTACCGGTTTAATTCGTCTTTTCTATCAAAAAAGGCTTCCATCGTTGGAACGGTAAGCCTTGCTTTTACTTCTATTGTTTTTTCGGTATAGGTCAAGCCGTCGAAAATTCGACCATTGCGACCTTTTACCGTTCGTGTCGAAATATCCACGGCCGGGGAAGAATCATCGACCGCGATATTATATAAGCCCAACTCGGACAATCTCCGAGCCTGACCGTCTTTTTCAATCAATAAATCCATGAGTCCCCCTTACGTGAAATATTCAGAAAGTGCTTGTTTTCTAGCGTCTTTCTCTTTGATTGTTGTATAAATCTTGTCGCCCACAATTTCGTTATGGACTTCAAATTTACGTTCAGATAATTGCGAGTTTTTAACGTCGTCGCTCAAGTTTTCAAGCGAAGAACGAACGCCCGCACTTGTAACGCTTGCGGATGTGGTAAGTACGCTATTTGTTTGGTAATCTTGATCCGTGATAGCTTGCGCGTATTGTTTCGATACGTCGTAAATATCTTTCACCCAGCTAGACATACCATTATAAAGCCCTTCACCCGTGAAGCCCCCTATTTTATCCATAACCCGTGAAGGTGAATGAATAGAGAGAGCTGCCCGCATGGTTGCCGCAATATTTGAAGCAATACTATTCGCTAGTGAATACAGAGCCCCAGCCATTGAAGCAAGACCATTATATAAACCTATTCCAGAATTATAACCGACGCTATTTAATAAGACCGGAAGGATTCTGAACGTTGCGGCAATGCTATTGTTCGCACTAGAAGCTAGCGACATAACGTGAGAAAGCCCAGCTTGTATTGTGCTAACAAAAGAGTTCATTCCGCTAGCTGCGCTTGTCGTAATATTGCTAAACGTATCATTGAACGCTTTAGCCATCTGCGAACCGCTTTGATTGCTAACTTGTGAAATTTTATCAAGTCCAGTTTGAACCGCTTGAGCTGTCGCTTGCATAGCTTTCTCAACTGTATTTTGCATTTCTTGATAATTTTTCGCAATCGATTGCGATAACTGCGCGCTTGATTGTTCCGCGCTTTGTGAAACGCGATTGAAATCAGATTCCGCGCTTGTTGCTAACGTATTGGTTGCGGCTGTTGCGCCCGCTTGCATTTGTTGGAAATTGGAAACAACTCCAGAATTTGCAATAGAAGCGTTCGTGTTCGCGGTAGTCGATACGCCGGCCGTGCTAGCGTTGGCGTTATTAAGCAACTGATCTAGTTGATAGCTTGCGTTCGCGTTTAAATCACTAACGTTTGAAACAACGTTTGAACTCATAGCGCTCGTTTGAGCTGTCGCGTTTGTTTGCGCTTGAGTAAACGCCATATCGCTATTTGTCGCGAATTGTTGAGCTTGCAAAGTCCCGTTTGCGTTCATAAGACCAAAGTTTGACGAAACATTTTGTTGCATTGTCGTAGTCTGTGTTGTAGCGCTATTATTAATGCCCAGCATATTATTATTGACGTCCATTAACATAGCGTCCGTGGACGTGCTAACGCTCGACTGCATTTGTTGGTAATTCGTGCTTACGCCCGTATTTGCAAGGAAAGCGTCCGCGGTAATTTTAGCCGTTGTTGTTCCGCTTCGAGCCTCGATATTGTCTGACGTCGTATTGATTGCCGCTTGAACCTTCGCTCCGCCTTCTTCAGACTTACCAGAAATAAAGTCCCAAAGACCACCGAAGAAGTTACCTACTGCTTCGCCTACGCCTTTAAGCGCATTCGGGACGAACTCAAGCAACGCTTTACCGAATCCCATCATAATTTCGCCCGCTGCTGCGGCTATCTTCGGTAAGCCCGTAATAATAGACGCGACAAGCTGAACGATAAGCTGAACTCCGGCCATCACCAGTTGAGGCAAGGCTTGAGCGATTCCCGTGATTAACTGCCCGATAATTTGTACGCCAGATTGTACAATCTGTGGTAAGGCTTGAATTAAACCTTGAACCAATGTAACAATTAAACGAATACCGCCTTGCAAGATGGTCGGCAAGTTTTGGATAATCGTTTTGATGAATCCGACAATAACTTGTGTCGCAATTTGAATAATCGTTGGCAACGCTTGAACGATACCATTGACGATATTCGTCAAAATTTGAATCCCTTGTTCTAAAATCTGAGGGAAATTCGCTTGCAAGTTATTGATAAAGTTCGTCACAATTTGTTGAGCTGTTGAAAGTAATTGCGGGATATTTTGTAAAATCCCTTGTGTTACGTTTACTAGTAATTGCATACCGATAGAAATTAATTGCGGTAATGCTGATAGTAACGTATTTACAAGTGTTCCGATAATTGTTATCGCTGAAGATATTAAAGAGCCGGCATTTTGCCCCACTCCTTGCACTAAGCTAGCAATAAGCTGAATTCCGGCGTTTACAATAACCGGAAACATTGTCGCGAATGTTTGCGCCAGTTTTGCGATCAAGTCCGCACCGGAAGCGATAAGCGCTGGAATTTGCGACGTGATACCCGAAACAAGTTTCTGAATAATTTGTGGTCCTTTAGTTGTAACCGTGTTTAATAACTGATCTATCTGTTTTCCGAATTGGCTATTGATTAAACCTAAACCGGCGACAACAAGCCCGAGAATAGCTGTGGGACCAATAGCAGCAAGAGCGATTCCCATGACTGAAGAAATTCCGCTTGTCATCATGCTTAAAATCGAAAGGCCTTGTGAAGCAGCACTTCCGATAACCCCCGGAACTCCCGCCATTTTACCCGTGAAGTTAGAAACTAGACCGCTAGCCGTCTTCAATGTCCCCGATGTAGCGCTCCCGAGTTCAAGCGTTTTAGAAGCAACAAACCCCAAACCTTTAGAGAGTGAGGAAAGATTGCGGACCGCCGGACCAAAAGCGAAAGCGCCAACTAAGCCTATAATGGCCGGTTGTAAACTAACCATTATATTTTGAAATTTACCTACTTGTTCCTCGGTCATTTTTGTACCGTTCAAAAACTGATTAAGAGCTGGATTCAATGAGTTTAAAGCGTCAAGGAATGTTTGCAAGCCTTTAGAATTGGAAATTTTATCCACTAACTTATCAACGTATTTTACTAACGTAGTAAGCACTGGTAAGACTGCTGTTCCGACCTTAATTTGCAACGTTTCAAACGAACCACTCAAGGCCTCGATAGCCCCTTTTAAGTTATTCAATTTTTCTGCTGCTACTTGTGAAGCCGTGACTTTATCGATAGCGGCTTGCATATTATTTGCGCCATCTGCTCCCTCGTTCATCGCGATAGTTGCAGCACGCACCGCGTCCGTACCGAATAACGTTTTCAAGGCCATTTGTTTTTCTGCGTCCGTTAAATTTCCCAACTTATCTTTCAAAACTTGAGAAATTTCCGCGAACGATTTCACTTTTCCTTCTGCTGTGAAGAATTGGTTCGCCCCGTCCTCGGTAATGATTCCGAGGGCTTGCATTGCTTTATACTGACCTTTAGTTGTCGGTTGCAAGTTCATAAGCATTGTCTTGAGCGATGTCCCGGCGTCTGAGCCTTTAAGTCCGTTTTGCGCGAATACTGCGAGGGCGTTTGTGGTATCACGGAATGATAAGCCAAGCCCTGAAGCGACCGGCGCGACCATAGAAAGCCCGTACTTCAATTCGTGAACGTCTGTCGCTGAAGCGTTCGCTGCTCCCGCTAGTTGGTCTGCTGCTTGTGTTGCAGTCATACCGTCACGTTTAAAGGCGTTTAAAGCTGTCGAAGTAATTTCCGCCGCTTCCTTCAAGTCGAGCTCCCCGGCGGTTGCTAAGTTAAGGGACGCGGTAAGTCCACCGTTTAGGATATCTTGCGTGGAAACCCCAGCTTTTGCTAGTTCTCCCACGGCGTCCGCTGCTTCCGCTGCTGAAAAGGCTGTGTCTGCCCCGGCTTTAATTGCTGCGTCGTTGAATTTCTTCATCGTTTCTTCGCTTTCGCCAGTAACCGCCTTGATATTGCTCATTTTAGCCTCGAACTCGGCCGCTTTTGAAACCGTGCTCTTGATTGCTTGTTTCCCAAGGTCAAAAGCCTTGTATGCAGCAGCGACTCCGATAACTTGTTTCAATAAAGCAGTAGAAGCACTTGTAGCGCTGTTCGTATGACTTACAATTCCAGTTAAAGCACTAACGGCTTTCTGCCCGGTTGTTTGAAACGCATTTCCGAGCGTTCCTCCGACTTGTGTCGCGAGCTTGTTCGTTGCTGATAACAAACGCCCACCGAATGAGTTACTAACACGATCCGCAAAACCATTTACTTTCGTTGTCAAACCTGAAAACAAGCTAGACCATGAAGAATTGATAGGGTTTAAAACCCTTTGACCGAGCGAGCTTGTCACTCGTTGCGCCGCTGACAAAACGCGAGCCTCGAAAGCTGCTAAACTATTGGCAATGTCATTAAACGCGGACTTGTAAGGTCCACTCATATTTTTGGCAGAATTCGCAAATACCGAACCGATTGAATGAGCTTTAGAGCTGATTCGTGTCGCCATCGAGTCGATACTGTTCGCCATTTCTGCAAAAGCACCCTTTGGTGATTTTATCGCGTTTGCGATATCAAAACTAAACGCTTTTTTAAACTCTGAATTAACTTTTGAACCGAACGACAAAATTTCGTTTTTTATCGTTCCAAAAATGCCTTTTACATCATTTAATAAACGGATAAGTCCATTTCTCAAGGGTTCGGGCAATTTTGCGCCGATGTTAGAAGCGATACGTTGAAGTTCACCAATAGCAATTTTTAAGCCCCCGGTGAGTCCTTGACCGATTTTAGAGCCTATCGATTGATTGCTATTTGCTAGTCGGTTCATCAATTCCCCAACTTCACGAATCATCTGATTGGCGCTTTTAGAAGCTGATTGTGCCGCTGTTTCAAACGCTTTTTTAGTTGAATTCACGACCTCGTTCATTGCCTTATCGTATTCGGTTAAATCCGCACCAATAAGGGCTTCGATTGACCCATCAAAAGCCATCACTTCACCTCCTTTTTTCTTTTTTTAATGTCTATTTCGGAAATGCTCGTTCAATCGTTCGATTTTCGCGAGTAAATCCTCATTATTCCTCTTGTCGTTGTCTTTTGGACTGAATAAGCGTCTGACTTTATCGCGGTCCTTTTTCTTGCTCAATTTACTTACTTCCGCTTTTTTCGCGTTAAGTGTATATCGTAAATTAAAGGCAAGCTCGACAAGATTTTCTCTTTCTTCAATACTGCGATAGTATAGACCTTCACGAATCGCGTCAAGCTCCCTTTTGCTGCAAGAATAAATGATTCGTGTATCTGTTAGACCTAAACGGGCGCACTCGATTAAGAGATTGCGTTCTTCAACCTTCCAATTTGTGCTTCCGTTTGTTCGATCTGGAATTGTGCCGTCGCTTGATCTTGTGCTGTTTCTGCTTTCGCCTTCAAATACTTCAAGGCCAATTCGAGCTTCTCGATATACTTCAAAACTTTTTCGTTGAAAAAACCTGAATCCACCATTTCTTCTTCAATAGCTTTAAAGATTGGCTCGGTAGTTGTCGCGTCCAATTCTTCCAATTTAGCTGAAATAGCTGTCAATGCTTCCTCGTCTGATACGGCTTTCGCTTTTTTAGACGCGCATAGCTTGATTAAGTCAACTAACGCCGAATCGTTACGCTCCACAACGCGAAGGAATAAAGCGCCCACGCCGTCCTCGTTAGGTTGTCCATTATCGTCGCGACTTGATAATTCACGATTGACTTTAAACATAAGCATATAATCAAATTTAATTTCGATTGCACGGCTTCCGACTGTAAATTCCATAGTTTATACTCCTTTTAGTTAAAAAAATAAAAGCAAAAGGGCTTTTGACGGCCCTCTTGCTTGAAAAATTAGCGTGTGATGTTGTTGTAATCGCCAGTTGTTTCGCCCGGATTTTGGTATTCATATACTTCATTAAGCATATTGATTTCTTCCGTTGAAAGCGGGAATTTCCCGTCGCGAAGACGTCCAACAATTCCGACTGTATAGTTAAGTTCAGTAAATCCATCGATCGCGTCGTCAAATTCGATATCGTCTGTGATTTTACCATAACCGAATTGGGCTGGATATTTATCTTTGCCTTCTGACGTGTCTTTTACGCTTTCGTCAACGATAACGCGCCAAATTTTGACTGATTCGCCCGTTTTTTGAGCGTCCAAGATAACTTTGACTGATGGATCTTTTGGTGCAAAGTATTGAGTCAACTCGATTGAGTGCTCGTCGGTTGCTTTTTCAAGCAAACGCCCTTGTTGTGTTTGTTCGTCGATGTATTCACCGCCCATTGTGGTAGAACCATCTTTACGATAAGCTGGAAGCATTGCTCCCGTGCCTTTTTCTGCGTGAATTGATTGAATAAAGTAAAATACTTTTTTCCCTACGATTGGCTTCGCAATCGTAATTTTAATTTTTGCCTTGTCTTCTGCTTCACTCATATTTTAAAACTCCTTTTTTAATAAATTATTTCTGTTAAATTTAAAACGATATGATAGACCTCTCGACCTACTGTATTATCTTTTAAAACATTTGTAGCCATTCTCGAATTTCTTCCGATACGCCTGATAGCTTCAGAGCGCACTCTTTCGACCTCTCCGCGACTTTCATCGCCCGGTAGGAATATATCCACCTGAACGCCTAAATCCTCGATAATCAGCCCCGTTTGGACTGTTTTCGAGGTGTCCGAGCTCGTTTGACCGATAACGATAAACGGCTCTAGCGTTTTTGGTTCTGGAAGATTAAAGTAAATCGGAAAGTTTAACGGCTTCAATTTTTCGCGAATATTCGCTAGCGCTTTTACTGAAGGTGTTTCAAAAGTCATAAATCACCTCCTAAACATTTTGTGAAGGTTCTTGAATAGAACTTCACTTTCTTCTTTCATTGCCGGACCGAGGAAAGGTTGCGCCTTCATTTTACGCGTTCCAAGTTCCACATAGACGGAATAGCCAGCCGGGGACGTTACTTTGTATCGTAACATTCCTAAACGAGCAACAAAGATACCGTTCCGCATGAATCCGGTATCGACTGCTGCTTTCATTTTAGCTTTACGCTCAACCCGTAAGGCCGAACGTTGAAGCTCCGCGCTTACTGCCCGTCTTGCCTGTTTTGGTTTACCTTGTACGCGACGAATGAACTTATCAAGCCCCTTGACTTTATAAGTAAAACTCATAAATAAATCACCGTGCTATTATGATGGTATCTTTTGCCCTTGATTTTCATCTTGCGCCCTTTGTAAATCACTTCGGAAAAATCCTTATGGATACCTTGCAAGTGCAACTTGAACGCGTCAAAGTCATACTTACCAAAAAGCCCCATCATTTCATAGTTTGACATGTCATTTTTCATACAAGGTATCGGGGAGCTGTTACGCTTTCCCGTTTTCTCGAATAATTCATCGCTTGGACGTGTTTCAAAAATCAAAACAACGCGATCACTATAAATCATACGCGCCCCCTTTTTAAATAAATCTAGCGATTCCACGGGCACGATTTTTGATTGCTAGGCTTTCTAAAATCGCTTTGTTATCATCTGTTAGATAGCTGTCTTCCCAAGTAAAGCTCCGACCTTCTTCGCTGTCAGCGGTTGCCCCTTCAGAGTTCAAGCGGTTAAATCGACTGACAGCCACATCACGAAGAATATACGCTACTGTTTCGGGCAATTCCGTTAATTGCGAATCAGAAAAGCGGTTGACGTAAGCGATCATACGCTCAAAGCTATCCCGTACAATAAGTGCCAAAAGATCGTCTTGCTCTTGATCGCTTTTCGGAATCCCCTTTAATAAGCGAATCTCTTCCGTTGTTTTTTCTAGCTCAATAGCTGTCATCGTTCACCTCCTAAAACTAGGCTGCTACTGCTGCCGGCTTTTCAATAGTTGTTTCTACAACGCCTTCTAAAATTTCAGCAAAGAGAACGTTTGCTCCAAAGAATACAGACTCGAAAGTCAAGTTCTTCAATGCACGGTCGCGAGCTACTGCGATAAGACCAGTTTCATCGGTGAAGTCCGCAAACAATCCACCAAGATCTCCACTTGACACGTTCAAGTTAGCGAAGACGAGATTTTCGATCGCTGTTGTGTAGATTTTCCCTTCCGGTACACCGTTCATAACGATCACGTTTTGCATACCTAGGAAGTTTTTGAGAAGAGTCATACCGAAGACGTTAGAAGCGTTAGCACCTACGCCAGCGTTTCCAAGGTATTCAGCAGCATCACCCGGATTCACGAATGTAACAACTGGAGAGCCTTCAAATTCGTTGAAAGTCGCAATTTTCGCCCACGCTTGAGCAAGTGCACCTTGCAATCCTTTACCTTTGTTTTTAGTTGGATTTGCTTTCAAGAATGTAAAGAATTGCTCTTTAATTCCGTTTTGGATTTCACGCATAAGGCGAGTATCAGCTTCTGTGATTGCTACTGACGCACCGTGGCGCGCGATTGCTTCTGCTGATACGGAACGACGTTTTTTGAACCAAGCCACCTCGTATGCTTGCGCTTTTGTGCGAACCATTTGAGATAGTGGAATATCTTCACCTTCTGCCGGGTTGGTCGCGTTCACGTCCGCGGTCCATTTGTAAGTTTGAATCTTGAGATCGCTTGTCAATTCTTGACGACGTGTGACACCGAGAAGTGTCAAAAGATCATTGATATTTTTTGAAAATTTGTTGACAAAATCAATGGACTTAATTTCGCCCAAGTTAGCCATAGTAGTTAATTTTTGTTCAGCCATATTCTAGCCCTTTCTAAAAAGATTGATATTTTCAGCAATCGCAGCCTGACGTTTGTCAGTGTCTTCAATTGCCATAATTTGTTCTTTCGTGATTCCTGTTGTAGTACCACGACGTGGCGCGCTTTGAACTAGTCGTTCGTTTACGCGCTTTTCAACTTCACTATCAAATACACCACGTAAAGCCGTTATTTTAGCCTTCACTTCTTCAGCAGTTGGAGCCAACACATGATCTAAAAATTCTTGTGGCAACCCTTCGTCTGCCAAAAGTGACTGAGTTGCTAGTTTCATTTCACGTTCAGCTATATCCTGTTCACGCTTTTCCAAATCAGCTATTCGTTTCGCTTCCTCTTCTTTAGCGCGCTCGTCTTTTGTCAGCTTGGCTAGTCGTTCACCCTCGCTTTTAGCTTGTTCAAGCGCTGTAACTTGCTCAGCTTCCCACTTTGTACGTTCAGCAGCTAACATCTTGCCGATTTCAGCTCGAGTAAAAGTACGTTCGTGCTTTTCATCATTTGCATTTGACTCTACATCTACCGTTTTCTCATTCTGAGTGTCGACAGTCTCAGTTGATTCAGTAGATACAGTTCCGTTGATTTCTTCTGACATAATTGTCCTCCAGCGATTACGTCGCCACTCGATAGTCTCGTTTTACGTCCGGCGACGAAACAGTACAGCTTTTAGTGTCCTCAGTACAGTCTGGACAATACAAAAACCGTATCGAATTCGACACGGTTTATAGCAATTTACAGTAATTTATAGCAGTCTATTCCTGCAAGTCAAGACTCTAGATCACCTTCTTTCATTGATTTTTTGATTCCATCAATCATCCCACTGATAATTGAATAGCCTACAACTAATAAAACGAGCAGGACGATTACGCCTGCTGTGATAGATACCAAATTCCAAATAAACATGTTTTTATTCCTTTCTAAGCATTCTTTTGAGGTTTAGCATTCTTTTTCACCCATTTTTTAAAATCATCAAATGTATCCATTTTTTGCAATAATAGATACTTCTCGACTTCTTCAATAGCTTTCTCGACAGAATTGTCATTGAAACAATAGCCATTAATTGATAAATCAAAAATTTTATTTTCTTTATCAACAATCCATAACTCCTCGCCATGCCAAGCGCTTTGTGAGTCGTAACATTCCTTCGATTGTATTTCAAGGCCATTATTTTCAATCAATTCTATCAATTTTTTGTACTTGTTCATCAAATTCTCCTTTCTGGGCAACAAAAAAGCGCCTAGATTACTATCTAAGCGCAAGATAGGCGGGACCGCCGAATGTCGCCCGCATTTCTCGACCCACTAGCTAAGTGGCGCGTTGGAGGCGGATACTTTTCAACCTCTATCTCTACTCTAAGTATATCACATATCATCTTTAGAGTAAAGTATCTTTTGCTCACGTTTCAATTTATTTAATTTTTGTTTTTTAATTTTGTGATAGTGGATGATGTAGTTACCATCATCTTTTTGTATAAGCGCCGCTTCCATTAGATATTTCAAGCGTTCAGGGACTTTTTTATAAAGCAATACTGAATTGTTATGATGATCAGAGTTATCGGCGACATAATCTGGATTAGCAACCAATTCTTGCAACAATAGCATTTGCTCCAATGGGAATTCTGTGCCATGTTTTTCTAAGATTTTTGCTAGATTTTTTCCAGCAACTTGTACATTCTTCAGCAATTCTTCAGTACCAGGAACTGTAGGCAATTGTCCAATGATATAGTTTTCCGCAAGACTTCGTTCGATACCATCATAAGGTATGTTCCCTTTTGATATATCATCCCACAAATTAGCGAGATCATCTTTCAGCTTCTTAAAATCGTTATTATGAGCTGTGATATCACCATTCAATTCCTCCTCATCTGGCATCACCCCAGACCGACAGTTAAAATGAAAAGGCGGAGCATTTACCCCTGCCTGCATTTCATCAATCAAATACCGTTTATTTTCTGTATGAATTCTTTTGCAAATTTCAGTTGTTCGATTGTCCAGATGAACCAGTATACGATAATATTTCAGCCCTGCATCCTTGTATCGCTGGACAGCTGACCGATTGACAATCATCGTTCCGTCTGTACGAACTAGTGTTTCAGCTCGGCTGTTGGCCACTTTGTACTTCTGTGCCAAATCACGCGCCATTGTTCGAGGATGGTCACCACGGACAAAACCAGTTTTTAAAACTTTTTTCAAATCCTTGACAAGATTGTCTGTATTGCCCCACAATTGCTGACTGTAGTTGTAGCCGTTGAACGGAGTTTTTACCAACTCTTTTAGTGCTGGTTCGTTGATTGTACCAGTCCGACCGCTCATAGCCTTTTTATAGCCCATAAGAGCCATTTTCTGCAAATAGCTTTCAAACCTATCAGCAATAAGACCTCTTGCGATCCCTGCGCGAAAGAGCATATCTAGCTGCAATGACTCTAATCTTGTAGCGCGTGCAGTCGCATACTGTTCATTGAGCCTTTTAAGTAATTCCGGGTCTTTCTCAGCCTGCTCGCGATACTTTCTGGCGTTCTCTCGATAATCTGACAAGTCGGTACCTTTCAAACGTTGTAGAGCTTCTTGATAGCTCATAGAGCCGTTTTCAGAATACTTGCTAACAAAATCATAAAAGGCCTTTTGCATTTCGTTAGCTTGTTCTTGATAAATCTTATTTAATTCAGCAAAAAAATCAATATCCTTTCGGTCTAGATAGCGAAAAATTTCATCTGAGCGACCTAACCAGTAATCAAGATGGTTTTGGTTCAACTTCTCGTTCATCATCGACCACCTCATCTACTGGATCTAACCGTGGTTCAGGCTGTTCTAAATTCTCTTGCTCTTTCAAACGTTTCAGCTCATCTGCAGCATCTACACCCGTAACTTGATTCAATAATTCAAAAACAGTTTGATCACTGACAATTCCATACAACGACTTAATCATCTCAACGATTTCTTTTTCGTTTTGCGGAACGTTCGGACTAAAGACTATAGATGTTTCATTGATGAGTTCGTAGGCTGTATTTTCGTTACCTTGGATCTTCCAGATATTTACAGCTAAGCGCAAGCGACGCATAAGACCTGCTTCAAATAGGTCTTCTTGTTGCTCTCTGTAATTATCGCTAGCCATGAGCTTATATTTCATCGACTCGCCCGATTGTGTACCAGCAAAGCTATTATCTAGCGTGTCAGGTGTAAATGTAAAACGCAAAATATCATCCACAAGGCGTTGCTTGTATGATTCTGCACCTTGGCTATCATACGACTTGATTAAATAGCTAGCATCTGGATTGGCTCCGCCCGGGTTTGGATTGTCATCCAAGATGAGGACTTGCGCTTTTTTATACGCTTGCGACACATACAAACGACCATTTGGATTGATTCGTCCATCTTCCAAAAAGTCATTTTCTTCAGCTCCTGTGTATGGATTCCCCTTAATCATCAAGATAGCATCGTTGCTATTTTGCTGGAAATTAGCAAGTTCAGACTGTGATAAGTCGTAAGCATCGATGTTGTCCAAAACCGACTCATAAGAACCTAAGCGGTCCTCGTTGTTACTGTACTCATTTACTGGTACAGCTTTAAAGTAATGCTCTTGCTCGTCCTTGAGCGCCATTTTATCGCTATTTGTTGATTTCCACTCATAGCTATAGATACGATCCGCAGTATAGACTTTGATAATCGTCTTGCGCTTGCTATCGCCATAATCTACATCGTAATAATTTACAGCCATAAGCGAATTTTGTTCGTAGGTATCGTCATAAATAACAAACGTTTGTTCTGGTTTTAACTTGTACAGCTTAACCCAAGCCTTGCCATCTCGATTCGTTACAGTCAAAAGTTCATAAGCACGACCGTACACACATAAGTCTTTCTTGATTGATGAATTGTGCTTCTTTTCGTTGTTTTTGGCTGAGAAATCCTTGATATATTCAAGGATTGCTTTGTTCTCGTTCTTATACTCGACCGGATTTCCCAGCATATACCCTTGTTCAAAAATAGTGATGTACTTAGCGAAGTCACTAGAAATGCGATTGTCTGCCGCAGTTTCATCCGTTTTAGCAGGTCGATACTTGATATTGTTATCGCCTTTGTAGTAACGCTTCAGCTCTTTTAATCGTGGTTGTTGTTCTGCTTTGTGACGATTCACGTAACGTTTTAGCTGTTCAATCCAATTATCAGAACCGTATTCGATGGCTTCGAAGTCTTCTGCCATCATCATAAAATGCTCATTCGACTTACTGTCAAAGCGAGTACCATTTAAAAAATTAACTTCCAATTTTACCTCCTGAAATAATAAGACGCATTCTTCATGCGGTCTTGTGTCGATTTGCTTTGTAAAATCCTATCTTGCAAAGCGTATCTAATTGCATCGATGCAATGGTTGTAGCTATCTACTGGCTCGTTGATGTATTCATTTGTCTTTCTATCTTTCTTCCAAGTATAATTTTCAAGTTCTTCAATCAATTTCACACATCTTTCATCTACTATCCAGTCGTACTGAAGTAAGTATTGTATGCCTTGCATGACCGATCCAGGACCTTTCTGCACATCGATAACTCGAGGGATTCCAAGATTTCGCAATTCCTGGTTCGATTTCTTTTCAGCTGAGTCTGCTCTAATTTGTTCTTTGGCATACCCAAGGGCCTTGATACTTTCCGCAATCTTGTCATTCGTCAGTCCTTTTCTAACAAACTCTTCAACGACGTATAAACGCTTGTTTTCGTCGTCTATCCTTACATGGAGCAAAGCTGATGGGTCATTGATAAAACCATAGTCAAGGCCAAAATAAGCCGGCAAATGTGCCAGCTCGTCTTTATTTAATAACCTTTTTTCGTACTTTGGAAAAACCAACTTATCGAGTGTTGCGAACTCACCCAAAGCGTAAATCTTGTAGTACGCTTCATTTCTGTTAGCCAGTTCTTCGATATTCTCTTTTGTGATATCATCAAGAAATCGATTATCTTTGTACGAAGTATGATAAACTACTGTATTTTTTGGCTTCTTAACAAAAAAAGCGTTGTAGGTCCAGTTTACTTTTGAAACCGGGTTAAACATCAAAAAGATTTGTTTCTGCTTATGTTTCCTGTCACGCAAGCGCAAAGTTAGCTGCGTATAATCGTCTAGTGTGAACTCAGAAGCCTCTTCCATGACTACATCTGACACGCCTTTGATTGACTTGATTTTTTCCGGATTATCCAGCCCCTTAAAAATAAACTGTGCGCCGTTTGGCAATTCAATGCGATATGCTGAATTGTTAACCTTGCACTTATCAAGTAAACTCCAAGAATCTAAACACTGCTTGACGTCCTCGAAGATTGAATCGTGAACTGTAGCTCCGACTTTTCGCAAAAAAAGAACCTTGCGAGGGAATTTCCAATCCTGACAAGCCTTAAAGACGACTTTCTGAATAACTCCATGGCTCTTTCCGCTTGAAGCGCCACCGTAGTGTACCTCAGTAAAAGTTGAGTAATCCGTCAGCTTATCGAATATATGCTTGTTAAAAACACGGCTTGGATGCTCAATGATAATATTGATTTTAGGTTTATTCTTCGTCAGCATCCCAATCACCAACCTTTATGTCGATTGTGCGTTGTGTGATTTCTTGCTTATCCGTCCAGAGCCTATGACGTTTACCTAAAAGTTCAGCAGCTTTAATTCTATCTTTAGCTCCAACGTCAATATCAATAACTTGTTGACCAAGCTCACCGATACTACAGAGGGTCTGTTCTTGAGTCTCCCCTCGCATTACTGAAGTTAGATAACCTAAGACCTCTTGTTGATCTGCAATCTTTTCAGAATCAAGCTGTTTCAGTCGTTCATCTATATATGTTTTAATCTTAGGATTCTTTAGTAATTTGTGACCTTCAACACCTGCCACTCTATCACTAGAAGCACGATAACCCGCCTTTTTATAAGATTCAGTCGCATTACCTGAGATGATGTACTCATCTGCAAACTTCTTTTGTTTTATCGTTAAATCATTCAATTTTCCATCACCTCCACTTCTTGAAAATCAAAAAGCCACTCAAAGAGTGACTGTATGCGGTAAGTGGGTGCCTCCCCCACCAGAGCTTTATATAGCGCTACTTTACCTCTGTCCTACAGGTTAATCAGCCTAAATCTAATTACCGCCCTGTACCCCTATTGTGATAGCTACTCACAGAGATACAATTGGAACGACAGGGCTCGAACCTGCCTACGTTTCAGACCCTTTATAGTCATATCGCTCCACCAACTGAGCTACGTTCCAACTGCGAGGCGACTACTTACCTCTTTTAGAATCAATAGTATATTGTTACCTTTTCTTTTTAATTTTTGTTGTAGTCATTAAGGCGACGGCTGGAATCGAACCAGCGGAGCAAAAAGTTTAGAGAGCTTACCATTTTAAAATTAAAGAGTTGATAGAACCTTTCGTCGCCATAAAGGGCATTGCGCCCTTTAGTAAAAAATATACAGGAGCCTATCAGCCTCTTGCTGACAATATCATAATATCACTTTAAAGTTTCACTTTAGTTCACTTTGTTCACGTTTTTTGATAAATTTCCAAAGGCCGACTTCCTAATTTTCTGAATAGCGCCTCGGCTATATCTCAGCTTAGCCTCGACCTCGTTCCAGGTCATCCCGTCGATGTAAAACAATCGCATTACGATGTTCTCCACTGGATCGTCTAGCGATTCGATAGCTTGAATAAGCTCTTCACGTTCTTTATACAGATCTTGAATTTCGCGATAGAGCTGTTCCGATTTATCAATGATCAGCACATTTAATTCTTCGGACTGGTTTTTGTTATTTTTTGATTTCGGCATATTATCAAATTGCTGTCCTCGTAAAATACCAGACTTCAAGCTGATGATTTCCTGGTGTTTCGACTTCACTTTGATATCAATATATTGCAAGGCTTTTAATCGCTGCTTAATATTGATCGTCAATTATCTACCTCCTTATCCTCTAAAAGTTCTGGATTTTCGTAGATGTTGCCGAGGATTTCTTCATGTTCAGTCCACGCATATCCATCTCTTATACCTTTTAGATATATAGCAGGCATACCTCCAATGTAAGTACCACCATATTCTTTTTCTATGTATACTTCGTGAGGGCATCCTCTTGTACATTTAATGATATCTCCGACAAAAACTTCTGTACCTTCTTTATCGACTAATCCTGTTGATTGCATAAGGATGATATTTTCATCTCTTGGATGCAACTCTATTTCTTGATTTCTATTTCTATAAATCTCAGCCATTCCATTCATGGTTTTTGTTTCTTTATCCCACGCTCTAAACTTTGGAATCATCTTGCGCCTCCTTTTCTACATCGTTTTGGAAATAATCTTTGAGTTTCTCCAAAGCAAATTTTTGTCCTTCTTTTATAAATTCCAGATACTCTTCGTCCGATAATATCATTCTTACACCTCCTCAATCTCAATCCCTGGGCAATCGAATACCCAGCCAAAGTTTAGTTTTTCAAGTTGTTGTCTGGTGAAGTGTGAAGCTATTTTAGCCATAGAGAAGAATAGTTTATCTTCTGAAGCATTATAATATAGCGGTTGTTTTGTTTTTTTCATCACGACTGTATATCGCTTCTCTTTCTCGACCTCGTAGCCGTCAAGCCAAGCACGAGCAAAAGCTTCTTGATGGGCTTTGACCTTTAAAAACTCTTTTAGCTTTTCATAGTCTTTTTGGTTTGCATAATTGTAAAGATCGATTTCTTCAACTAGTAAAGCTCGGGCCAAGGTTACACCTGTATTTTTGCAATACTTGATCCAATCAGCCACAAACCGCGGGATTGTTACTTTCTGCGGTTCGTCTAGTTGTTTTAAATCTTTCAAAACTTCAGACGTATCAACCCTTCTGAAACAGTCATGGTTCAAATACTCGTATTTTCCAATCAATTCCTGTTTATTCATTCTTCAGTTCCTCCAATTGTTTCTCCAATTTCTTTAGTCTTTTCTTTAGAAATTCACGATGCGCCGTTCTCCCTTGTGCAAATCGTCCGTTGCAATCTTTTGAATATTTCTCGATTTCGTCCTTAGTTTTCTCAATCGATTGCTCCAAAACTTCAATTACTGTTTGTTTACTATATTCCATAGTTTAGCCTGCTTGTTTTTCTAGCCAGTTAAAGAGTAGGCCGAACTGCTCTGTCACCAGCTCATCATCATTGTATTGTTTGCAAATTTCTCCAATAGACGACACAGCCCAATGCCAATAAGCATCCGTTCCGAAACCAACTTCTTGGCTCTTTTGGTTGCTGCGTGCCATCCATTCTGGAATTTGTCTGCTAAAGAAATCAATGTAGTCAATCTTCATGTTAATTCCTCAATCTTGATATAGATCCCGACTGTGTCCGCCCAGAACTTCTCGGCAATCTCGCTAGCCACTTGTGCATCGTCTTTCCAGTAGCCAAGTTTCGTCATGCAATCCTTGAGTAACTTCTGCAGATTATCTGTATCTGGCTTCGTGGTCTTGTATTGGCCATCGTAGCTTTTTTTGATACGAGGGAAACACCACTTGACTGTCAGACGAATCGCTCCTTTAATTTTATTCGGAGGGACATGCTGCGCAAGCAAGCTCTCAAATTTCGCTCTGGCATTTTTCAAGTCGGCCGGCTCATAAAAGATTGGCTTTTCAAATCTTACGTTTACCTTTTTTTGTTGGTGAGTCGTTGTCGGAATTTTTTGCATCGGTAAAAAGAATTCAATAGACATTTTTATAAATGCACTCCTTTTCTTTTTTAATTTCGCTTTTAGTCCATGACCCTTGTATATGACAGGGTGCGTTTTAAGCAACCCTGTCTATACAGGTATGGACATGATGGACGACAGGACATTATCTATATATATAATATATAGTTGTCTGTCCGGGACACGACCACGTTTTTATGGTCTTGTCTGTCCTTTTTGGGACAAAGACACAACCATAAATTTATGGTGTTGTCTTATTCGGACACGACCACGTTTTTATGGTCTTGTCCTTTTTCTTTTATCGAATTTGAGTTCTTGTCGAACCAATATTTTTTAGATGAATTCAATCTGCGAGTAACTGTTTTTACAGAAATTCCTAAAAACTCAGCTACGTCTTCTTTTGAGGGTGGCTCGCCAAAATTCGCGTTTTCGATTGCTTCGTCAAACTCTAGCAACTTTTGCTTTTTATCTTCTTTTGCGTTCTTTTTGCGAGTTTCTTTAGCTTTCATCCACCCTGGTTTATCATCATCCAATTGAATATCCGCCAGCACGCCCGTTTCATCAAGCGTGTGTACTGGGTAGTTGAACCACATGTTCACGGGTTTGAACTTAGCAAATTCTCGAAGTGTACCTTCCACACGCCATGCAGTCGCTATCTGGATTTGTTTTCGTACTACTTCAAGCTTGTCTACATACGGAGCTCGAACCATGACATCATCGATACCTTTTTCAAAGTGCGTTCTCATCTGAGCTGGACTCAATAGATCATCTAGGCCTACATTCTGTTGGTAATAAGCGTTATTTAGTTCTTGTAAAGCCTGCTTGTAAACCTGACACGTTGCTTGGTTCAAACGCTGCGTCAACAATTCTTCTGACACTTCTAGTTCTACTAAGTCGATAAGTGCGTCAGGATCTCGAGCGAATACACCCGAACCACTAGCGCGGTCCATGGACTTCTTGCCACCTTGAGATCCTTTTGAGTGGTGATGACAGTAGATAACACTAGAACCTAGCTCTGTCGCCACCTTGTCGAATTGATTGGTAAAGTGTGCCATCTGGTCTGCGCTGTTCTCGTCACCAGTCAGAACCTTATAAATCGGGTCGATGATGACTGCAATGTAATTCTTTTTCAAAGCTCGACGGATGAGTTTAGGTGCTAACTTGTCCATCGGTACGGTCTTCCCTCGAAGATTCCAGATGTCGATGTTGTTGATATTTTGCGGTGCCAATCCCATAGCTTGGTACACATCACGGAAGCGATGTAAGGCGGATGGTCGGTCTAGCTCCAAATTGACATAGAGGACACGTCCTTGAGTACAATCCCAACCGAGCCACTTCTTGCCCTCAGCAATCGCTATAGACATCTCTATCAGCGCGAATGACTTACCAGCCTTCGAGGGTCCAGCAATCAGCATCTTGTGACCTTGTCGAAGAACGCCCTTAATCAACTCAGGAGCCAATTCTGGTAAATTATCCCAGCTGTCGGCCAATCCTTCAGGATCAGGCAAATCATCGTTCAAATCTTCGATGTATTGATACCACTCATCCCAATTAGCCTTACCGATGTTCGTATCTACTAGGAATTGCTTCTGGCCATTACGGATAAAACCTGGCATGCGTGATAGTCTACTTGGATTTCTGTTTTGTGTATCAACGATGATTCCGTTTTTTTGACAGATTTTATAAAGATAATCAACACGATTACGATATTCTTCGTAGTTCTTAGCATCTACTTTGACGATAGCGTGTAGTGATTTATTTCCACTGTGGACCAAAGCAACAATCGGTAATTCAAGCTCTTTATAGATTGCATTTTGCTTGTCAATCGGCATACTGTCGGATTCAACCAGGGCATGCCTGAAATCTGTCACGTTTTCGTTCTTGGCACCCTTACCATCCATAGGATTGAATCGAATCCATGCACCAGCTTCTTCATGGTAATCACCCAGAACTGCACCAATATCGCCGTTACATTTACTAAGGGCTTCAATTAACTGTCCGGCTGTCCGGTCATACGCCCCTTTTGTCGGAAGCCATTTTTCAATTTCGCCCGTTTCGTCGTTTACTTTTGGATAGCTTTCCGTGACGTACCCAACATTTTCGCTAGCTTCAAAGAGCGTTTCAAGGTATTTGATAATTTCCTGGACTGGATTCCAAATTGTCGGCTCGTGGATTTCTTTGCCTTCAATCCAATCCTTATCAATGACACGATAGTCGCGGTCGATGGTATCCGTCCATCCTAACTCATGAGCATTCTCGCTATCATAGCTGGATTGCGATACCCAACCATTTTCTTTTGCAAGCTGGGTAATAGTCGCACCTGTCACGATGGTTCCTGCTTCTTCGTTGAAAGTATCCCATTTTTTGAAGCATTCGAATTTCTTGTACCGGCTATCATTTTGCGACCAGTTATCCCAGTCAGATGCCGTATATCCTTCATGTTTAAGGGCCATACCTATATTGACCCAAGTTTGATAATCTACCGTGGCAGGATTGATATAATCCAGCAACGGCAATAAGTTAAAATCATTCTCTGCCACTGTTTTCTCCTTTTTTAATTTGGCACATATTCAGCCGGTCGCACGCCTGCTGGCAATCTCCAGCCATTAGCAGCAATGCGATCAATCATATTTTTGGCTTGGTCAAATTGCCACATGCCGACATCTTTAAAGCCTCGACCTTCTAAGAAGCGAATTTGTTTTGGTGTAGTCAATCCTTCTGATTGTCTCTTGTGCAATCTATCTAGCAAGAGGTTCGCTTTACCGGCATTTCCTACTTCATCGGTAAAGATGCCATATTTCTCAAGCGCTTTGATTTGTTTGTCGCTAGGAGGTGACATCTCCCATCCGAAGTTGGGCACATAGTTCGACAAATCTTCTGCATGGATAGACATTTCAAATTGCAACGGATCTACTAGCTTGTGCTTACGTTTACGCATTTCTTCCAATTGTTTGGCCAAAGCCTCTTCACGTTGAGCAACTACGTCTTCTGCTGCCTTAACTTCCATATCTTCAAGGTCAAGCATGACACCTGTCTGCTCTTCCATGTTCTCAACCATTTTTTGAGCAACTTCTGGAGTCTCGCAAATCAAGTGAGCTGGTCGGCATAGTTCGTGGCGTTCAGTATGCCAGAGAAAATCTAGCAAAAGCAATTCTTCTTTCCCTGGATATAAACGAGTTCCACGCCCTACCATCTGTGAGTAAAGAGCTCGGACTTTGGTAGGTCTTAGCACGACTACGCAATCTACTGACGGGCAGTCCCAACCTTCCGTCAATAACATTGAATTGCAAAGCACGTTGTAGCGGTCTTTCTCAAAATCTTCCAGAATCTCTGCACGATCCTTGGACTCTCCATTGACTTCAGCAGCGTGAAATCCTTTTGCATTTAGGATGTCGCGAAACTTCTGCGAGGTCTTTACCAAAGGTAAGAACACGACTGTCTTGCGGTCTGCACATTGTTTGGCCATTTCGTCAGCTATCTGCTCCAGGTATGGATCTAGTGCCGTTCCGACATCACTCGCCTTGAAATCTCCTGCTGACATGCTAACGTTCGATAGGTCTAGACTAAGTGGAATTGTCAAAGCTTTGATTTTAGATAAGTACCCTTCTTGGATAGCTTGGACCAGTGAATACTCATAAGCTAAGCTATCGAAGTATGAGCCGAGGTTCTTCATATCTCCACGGTCTGGTGTAGCGGTCACTCCCAATACGTTCGACTGTTCAAAATAACCAAGTACACGTTGATAACCATCTGAAATAGCGTGATGTGCTTCGTCGACTACAATCGTATCGAACCAGTCGGGAGGGAATTGACTCAATCGTTTTTCTCTCTGCATGGTCTGGACCGATCCAACGACGACTCGATACCAGGAACCAATAGATGTGTTTTCAGCTTTTTCTAAGGCTGTTCCAAGACCTGTCGCAGTCTTGAGCTTATCGCTAGCTTGTTCCAAAAGTTCTGACCTATGAGCAAGGACAAGCACACGCTTGCCCTCTTTCACTTGGTCTTCAATGATTTTGGAGAAGACGATTGTCTTTCCACATCCTGTAGGTAATACTAAGAGCGTGCGCTTGCGACCTTTAGCCCATTCAGCCTGAACAGCTTCCCGTGCTTCCTGTTGATAAGGTCTTAATTGCATCCCTTACCTCCTAGAATTGACCCGCTTGGTATCCAGCTTGTCCTTGTGGTTGTCCAAAATTCTGCTGCGGTTGTTGGTAGCTTGCTTGTGTAGTTTGTCCTGGCTGTTGATTTAGCACTTTTGTATAGTCCACATCTTCAGCATAGATCATACCCTTGACTTCGTTGTACTTGTTGCCGTTGTACTCACGAACTCCTACTTTACATACGCCAGTTTTTCCTACAATCGCATTCCAGTCCATACGCAATGGCTCACCTTTTCGTTTTTGGCCAATAGCACCAAAGAACGCTGATAACATACCTTCAGTTGAGCTATGTAAGAACAAGTTGTGGCGCAATTCTGTTTCACCTTCATTTGCAACGATTTGAATATGAACAGTTGCCTTGTTACATGCTGGCAATTTACCTGGGTTCTGTGGGTTTGGCGTGTGACGTCCACGCTCGTAACTTTTTACTGTAAAATTGTATAGACCTTCAGGCAGCAAGGTGAATTCAGCATCTTTTTGGATAGTGTCGTTCCAGTCGTATTCGCGTTCAAAGTTGTTAAATTGTTGTTGTGTCATGTTTTTTTCTCCTTTAAGCTAAAATAGTAATTTTTTCGTTGCTAGCAAGTTCATTTTTTAAATAATTTGCGATGTTTTCGACGGCTTCTAATTTCCATTTACCACCGTCTGCTTCGAATAGGGCCAGATTTGCCAATTTGTTGATGCGGAAGACGAATTGACTAGCAGGCTGCTCTACTTCATTGAAAGTACGATATGGTCGCAAGGTTACTGGATTTGGAGTTTTAGCTTGTGCTAGGCTTGCTACACCGTCGCGAACTGTCGCCATTTGACTGATGCCATTGTCCTGCACTTCTGCGCCTTTTTCGATTTTCAAATGGCTAGCAAAATCCAAAACTAAGTTACGGTCTGCATCATCGATAAACATAGACTGCAACATAATATTGAATTCTTCCTGGTCGCGCCAATAGCTGAACGGAATAACTGGGACAGATGCTCTTACAGACACAAGTTGAGGACGTTTACCATTTTCAAAATCAACTTGATCATATACAGATACTTTTTGGCAATTGTCCACGACAACTACAAGCTTACGATTACTGATGAGATCGTTATCTGATTTGAGATAATCAACAAGACTCTTGAGCGTCTGAAGCTCAAGGATAGGTGCGTACTTACGAGGGTTCAGTTCCTGTAAGTCATATTCATCGCTGTCAAAATATTCCTTCCCGGTTTCTGAACGAATGATTTTGTTTTCTTTACCCGCTAGTTCGACTGCGTAAGTTAATGCTTCTCTGAGATTTTCTGTCATGATTAGTTACCTGCTTTCTTTTGATTATAATCAATGATATTTGTACTTTGTTTTTCCACCTTTTCGATGAGTTCGCCAGTGTCGGTTCTCATGTCTCCGTTATCATCAAAGTAAGTCTGACCTGGAATACCACTTTTGAGCTCATTCGCATGAATTTTACCAGTGTCGTCACGACCGACAATGACAGTTGTTGCGACACCTTTCTGCGGTGCCAAAGTGGATTTGACTTCCATGCCTGTCTTGACGACGGTACGCTCATCGTCTGTTGACATTGTTAGTATTATAGTGACCTTGCGGGTCGCTTTAGCTTCTGTATTGAGGTCCAGAATGTTCTCAAGGACTTTTTCAAGTTCTTTGTCAACCTTTTCTTGTAAGGCTGTATTTGCGATTTTCGACAAATCGATTTTAATAGTTTTATCTTTCATAGATACTCCTTGTTGTATTTTGCTATAATTTCTAATTCCCAAAATTTACATGGTAAAGGGCAATTCGGGATCTGCTCGAACTTGGTTTTGAATAACTTCCATAGTAGCTTGCCAATGAGATACAATCATATCCCAATAATCAGGCGGGAAGTTTTCAATCGGTGTTCCTAGTGGGAAGTGCCCACGGATGTAAGCGACTTTTTGAAGTTCTTCTTCTGTCACGTTATTTTGAGACATGAGGTCAGTCAAACTCTTTGGCAAACTTGCGTGATATGAAGCGGGAGCACTCTCCGGCTCGCTAGGAGCTTCATTTTGAGGTACTTCAGCAACCGTCGACATATCGAGAGGCAATTCTTCTTGAATTGGTTCAGGAGCTTGTGGTGCGGTTTGCTGAGATTCTGGAGCAACCGCCTGAAATTGTTCAACCTGTGGTTGTGGCGCTTGCACTTGCTGGCTAGCAAAGATATGAGCGATTCCTGCGTAATTGAATGGCATTTCATCTGGCAAGCCGTGTCGGTTCTTCGCATCCCACGCCGGACGATGATTGGTATACATTACACGTTCACCGCCCTGGGCTTTCTTCTTACCGTTGTCAGTCGTCATGACTAAGGTCTTATAATTGGCAAATAGAACCATGTCCGCCCATTCCTTTACAAGTGGCGCCGTTTTAGAACCAGTCTTTTGACCAAGTTTCAATTCGTATCGGTCATAGGAACCCATTTCGTCCGGCTGTTCAAACTTCTTGATTTGAGCGTGTGCAGTCAATACTACATTGATACCCATATCAACCAGATCAGATAATACATTCAAGAAACGTCCCATTTCTTCCTGGACGTAAGTGTAACCCTTGCCCCATCCGAAATCTTCAATCCCTTGTTTTCCATGTTGCGAGCATACGTGAGCTACTGCCAGTTGTTCCGCCCAGTCGACTGTATCAACGATGAGTGTTTTACATTCTGTTGGGTTTGCTTTGATAAAGGCAATCTCATTGACCAACATGGTCCAGCTTGTTGGCTTGTCTAGTCGTGCCACATCCATATTATCGGTTGACCCTTCTGTGTCGATAAACACGGGGTCTGGGAATTGACTTGCAAAGCTAGATTTCCCAATTCCTTCCGGTCCGTAGATAACTACCTTTTGAGCTCGCGCCCGTTTTCCTC